TAGTGGTATCACTGACTCGAGTGGTGTACCGCACAGTTGCGTTCTCGAGGTCCGTTAAGATTAATTCGGTACCGTCCTCGGTATTACTGAGTTCATACTCAACACCGTCGTTTTCGGTTGAGCTGGTTGCAGGCAGCACTTGAATGATACGAATAGCGTCTGCAGGTTTTTGGTATGCAAACTGTCGGTTAAAACTGGATACGTCGAGTTGCGCCAGTGTCTTACGTCGTATTGTGAAATTCCAATCATGTGACTCGAGCATACTGTCTCGAGCAATCGGATAGAACCGAGCACAATGCTCAGCCTGGCTTGAACCTTCCGGTGGATCGATACTTGCAACTGAGGCGTCGTCTCCTAGATGTGCAAGTGCTAAGTTCGCGATATCTATTTCACTGGCCATAGTTGCCTCTTAAAAAAAGACGGGGGACGAATCCCCCGTTAAGCACCTCGGAGGAGGAATGAAAAGTTAAGCACCTTGGTCAGGAGCACGTTTTTGTTTTCGTAGTTTGGAACCATTTGTTTTGTCTGACTTCGCTGCACGGTTAGGCGCCGCAGTTTTGCTACGGGACACCTCTTTTTCAGAAGGCGTCAAACGGGTCATACCTGGGGCAAGGGTCGCGCCCACGGGTAGCTCAAATGGTTCTCCAGGTCGATACCTACGACCGTTAATAAAAACAAGATTTGTACTCGAGACCAAGGTAGTCATACCAGAACGCTCCTATTAGTTAGAAGCATCTGGGTAGTTACGGTGTGCCTTGTGATCCATGGTTAGAAACGCATTGATCTTTCCAGCTGTTAGTGCCGCCGTACCTACGTTGGCAACGATGCCAAGAAAGCGCTCGTAGGTATTCCCTACAGGTAGCGCAATGATGGTGTCGTACCCTGCAACTAAAGTGGCCTTACCAATAGCACCCGTTGAGGCATGAATAGTCGCAGTACCATCAGCGGCAATTGCTGCTTGTGCGTCTGAACATATCTCAAAGTCAACCGTAGCAGCACCAGCACTGGTTACTGAAGTATCGACTTGAATGACTACATACATTGGATGACCAGCACCCACATCACGTGGAGTCGGTCCTAAGTCCATTACATCACCTACGAGGTCACGGCCTGTACCAGCAGTATCAAGTGCCGTTGCATCGCAAAATTCACTTCGTTCGTCTAAGATCATTTGATTCTCCTTTTAGACTCGATTAAGAAACAACAGCTTCGTTAGCCGCTAGTGCATCAACACGTCTCACGGGAATGCCGTCAAACATCGTGACTTGCTTACCAGCAACCATGTCCATAGTGAGCGTAGAGTTCGCCACTTTGTTCATGATCTGTCGGCGCAAGAAAGACCGGACCTTACGAGAGACATAGAATGCGCACTTACCCATACTCAAACTTGGGAGCTGCTCAATGGCTTGTGTCATCAAGTCAATAATGTCTGCACCTGAGGCTGCGTTCTTAGTTAGATCGGATAGATCGATGTTGGGCACACGGACCACATAACGCCAATCACGAACAGTCAGACCAACGTCCCAACGATAGTGGGTTCGGTATGCTTCCATACGTCCGTTTGATCCGTCTACGTTCTCTATGGTTACGCCGCCTTTGTCTTCCATTTGAAGACCACCAACAGAACCTTTTGGATAAATACCGTGAACTGTGTTTGGTCCCCAGCAGATTAACCAGATTGAGTTGTTGTCCGCGCCAGACCCGCCACCAAGGATGATGTTCTCTCCGTTGTTTGCGGATGTATCGTTAAAGCGTGGTGCAAATCCAGTGAATGCTTCTGGCTCTGTACCTTCGTTGCCATAGAACAAAGTAGAACACCACTCCTGGTTAATACCTTCGATGTGTGCTCTATCCTCACTGAGTCTAAATGCAGCTGTGTTGCCGTTTAGGTCTGCGAGCGCCTTATCCACCTCGGCGTATGCCTCGAGAGATCCGGTGTTGTCAACAATCTGCGCTGTGGTTGAACGATTGGGTTGTACCCCGCCGTACAATTTACGCCATGTTGGCTCAGGTAGACCTGTCCTTACTGTGGTTCTATGACCTGTTGGAAGATTACCCTCCAAGAAAACCATATCCTCAAGGACTTCGTTTGTTTGATTTAAGATTTCGGCGATCGTATCGATCTTACCGTCTGGGTCCAACCGCTTTGTTACATCTAAAAGGGTTGGGTGTATCGTGCTTAATGTAGCCATGATTTACCTCACATTTGATTTGGAAAGAGACGTTTTGCTGGGTCTTTCTCAACCGGAGCTGAGGTTGTACCTTTTACAAAACCGTCCTCACTGATAGCCTTGCCAGCCCGATAAAACGCCCGAATAACTTCTGGGTGATTACCAAGCCCCGTTTCGTTGAGTAAGTTCGTGAGTTCAGGTGTACCGAATGTATCGAGCGCACGCTTAGCCATACCCAAGTTTTCGGTGAGCTTGTCGCCTCCGAACTCCTTGTCGCTCGAGGTATCCTTAACCCATTGAGTTTTTAACTCGGTTAAGACTTCCTGTTGCTTGGCTGCCATTACGGGTGACACCTTATCGATTACCTTTTGTGCGTCTTCCTGACTCAGGTTGAGTTCTTTCGCCACCTCAGTGAAACTCTCTAAGCTCGAGGGATCGAGTTCCAAACCCTCTGGCGCTTTAAATGTTTCGTACTGCTCTGGCGCACCCTTCTGTTCATCAGTCGGTTGCACATCACTTGCTTGCTCTGGAGTTTGCGTTTGAGACTCGACCGCTATTTCATTGGTCGGTGTTTCAGTTGTAGACTCCGGTTGCGATGCGTCCTGGCCTTCAGGGGTCGTTGCGGCCTCTGTCGTCATCAATGTTTCTTCCATGATTGGCTTCCTTTACCATTGTTGGATATAGGTTCGGGCAGAGCGAATGAATGAGAGATAGGAGCCTTAATCCATCGTTACGCGCACCCTCTGCAAAAGCCATCGTCATTGCATTGGTGTTGAACGACAGACGAAATACGCCTGCTCTATCCAGAAGACGCCACACAATGCGACGCCCACGCTTGCTGCTCATGAGCCACTGGACATCTGATCCTTCCGTTTCACGAGCTAGGCGATCTTGCTGTTTATCATCCTCAGCTTTTCGTTCCTGTCCACGAAGGTCAAAAGGGTCATGTCCGCTCATAGTCGATACGGTAAGATAGACAAAGATCAACAGGTGCACCCCTAGGAGACAGTGATGCGGTATGTATTGATTGTGATGTTTTTATTTAGCGCGTCAGTGCAGGCTGAGGAGTGGGAATCAATAGTTGGAAGTGAAAATATCGGGGTTTATTTTGCTGACCTCGAATTTAATCACGGAAACGACACATTTATGATCAAAGTTCTTACAGATGACATACAACATGAAACATGGGACTCTATGGTGCAACATTTGCAAATAAAGTGTGTCGATAAAAAGGTTAAAAAATATCGGATGTTTTACACGGCTTTATATGAAGGTCGTATGGCCACTCGTGATGTGACGTATCACGCAGACGGCGCCCCATGGCTTCCAACAACTGAAGAATATTTTCTCACGTCACATTTCAATACAATATGCGAGTACATAGCGTCACCCCCGCGTAATCCACTTTATTGACTATTACCGATCACACCCAACACATCATTGGCCGCGTTTGATCGACCATTCTGCGTTTGGACCTGTCCTAATTTTTGAGCGGTATCCGCACCTTGATTCAGTGCTTCAGCTTGTGCTTGCTGTTGCTGCGCTTGTGCACGTTCTTGTCTCATCTTCGCGACGTTGTCATCACTCATAATTAGATTTGGATCCACGCCTAATAGGTCACTGTACATATCTGCCCATGAATCAGAATCGAACTTATCAATCACGTCTGGCTTCATTTGTGCGATAGCACCCAGGTTACCGACAAAGCGATCGACTGAATTAGTACCGACTGCTTTTTGTGCTTGCGACAATGTCGATACGAACTCCACATCGATGTCTTGCTCGGCCATCTCGGGTGGTGGCGGTGGTACAAGACCACCCATTAACATTCGG